GCTCAGTTGATAGAGGCTGGTTAATATCACCCGATTGGCGAAAACAAGTTGCGAACACTGGTAGGTGACGTTGACTTTGAAACTACGCCTTCTGGTATTTTGGTTCCTAAACGAACGCTTAGGCCAGAGGATTTGGAAGGGGGTCGAATAGTATTTGATGCTGGAGACCGAGCGGTAGCTGGTCAAAAGCTGGTAAGGGTTAACGGCATTGAATTGGACGACCCAATTGATTTAAGGGGTGGTCCAGATTTTATGCGGTACGGCGAAGGTTCTGTTTGGGCTTCTGATGGCTCGGCTGTTACTACAATTAATAAACAAGCCCGAGGTAGTGAAGGAGACGCTTATTTCCTTCCAACGCTGATGAGTCCAATTGGTGTTAATTTCAACACCATGATGGCTGATGCTCTAATTCAGCAAGTGTCGAAAATGAAAATCTTAAAGAAAAACAAAAAATTATTTGATAAGAAATTAAAAGCGATCAGACCGGAGTGGGAAGGTTTAGATAGCGAAAATGCTAAAAATCAATTGAAAGCAAATGGCGCTTTAAGAAAGCCGTTTGTTGAATTAATGGACAAGGCTGAATTTCAAAATCTAGGTTTCCCTGATGTTGCATCAACAAGGGTTGCTATCACAGATCCAGAATATCTTGATTTGCCGTTGGCGTCTGGAGGTATGACCGTTGGCAGAATTTCAAAAGACCAACCGATACTTGAAAACGTAATTACTCCGCACCCAACTTATAACACACAAATTGGCGGTGAATATATTGGCGGATTTGAGGTTCCTATTCCAAGGCAGTTGCTTGCTCCTGACTTTTACGCTCAGAGAAGGGCGCTAGGTACTGACCCAAAGGATGACCCAAGATCCTTTCAGTTAGCAAAGCCGTCACAAGAGGCGACCCCAGAGTGGGTTGATCGCCTCAGTGAATACATTGAAAACGCAAAGCAGCTTAGAGATTAACCGGGGGAATCCCAAGAATTTCTCGCAATTCGGAGAAAACGTAATTTAACCTGAGATGGGTTTCGTACTTGAAATCCGCTGGTTCATCTTGTTCTGACTCAACTGCGTCCTGAATTAAAGATATTAAAAAATCCAATTGTTCTTCGTTTGATTTCATAGATAACTCCTTGCTGGTTGTGAAGCGGCTTACGCCGCCTCCTTGAGTGCTGCTGCTTTTTTCTCTGCCCATTCTTCTTCGCTGAAGAAGTCGGAAGGCCATTCAGTGTTTTCAACTACGATGATTGTGACGTAGCCGTTATCCACAACCTTGGCAATGCCTTTTTTCTGAAGGCTGGAAACTACGCCGCGCAAAACGCTAGTAGTCAGACCAGTCTCATCAGCTAACGCATCGAAACCGCACTGGTCAAGCAAACAAATATCGTAAAGCGCGTTGATCACTGTAGATTCTAAGTTTGTCATTTTGTTCTCCTTGCTGGTTAAGTGCCGCCGAACCCCGACGACAAAGAGAGTATCGCATCTTACTGGTAAGATAACAACCCCCTTAATGTAAAAAAGTTGAAATAATTTGCACAAGGGTGATAATTGGTCTACGGCAACCGCCCAGCCGAGAACTTGGGTGAGTTAACAGGGATCAAACAAAATGGCAGAAGTCGAGGAGATATACGAAGAAGAGCAGGACGTTGAAGAGGAGCTTGAGATTGAGGACGCAGCCATCGATGAAGTCGATGAGGGCGAGCCTGAAGCAGAAGAAGCTGAATCAGAAGAGCCTGACGAGATAGTAGTATCCATTGACGGTGAGGAACCGCCGCCTCAAGAAGAGCAAGCCGCACCCGAATGGGTCCGAGAGCTTAGACGCGAACACAGGGAGTTGAAGAAACGTAATCGAGAATTAGAGAGCCGGGTAAACCAGTCAACTGAGACCAATCCAGTTGTTAACTTGGGACCGAAGCCGAATCTTGAAGCTTTAGATTACGACACCGAGAAATACGAGCAGTCGCTGGCTGACTGGTACGAGCGTAAGAAACTCGTCGATGAGCAGCAGAGCCAAGCCCGCCGCGCCGAAGAGGAGCAGCAACAGGCTTGGAACGCGAAGCTGGAGGGTTACGTTGAGGCCAAGACCAAGTTAAAGGTCAGGGACTATGACGATGCTGAGGAAGTCGCGCAGCAGATGTTCAACGTAGTTCAACAGGGCGTTGTAATTCAAGGTGCTGAGAACCCTGCGCTAGTGATTTACGCTTTGGGTAAGAACCCCAAGAAGGCTAAAGAGCTTGCTGCAATAGACGATCCCGTAAAGTTTGCCTTTGCGGTGGCAAAATTGGAGAGTAATTTGAAGATTGGAAATCGCAAGGCTGCAACACAGCCCGAAAGAACGGTATCGGCAACGGCACCATCGAGCGGAGCTGTGGACTCAACCCTAGAACGGCTGCGAGAAGAAGCGGCGCGGACAGGTAACATGGATAAGGTCATGGCCTATAAGCGCGCGCAGAAACGAGCGGCGAAATAAATTAAAAGGAGCCAATCATGGCTAATTCGTTTAGTAAAGAAGAGCGCGTAGCGTTCGAAAACATCTTGGAAGGTTTCCACGATGCATTAGTGTTAAGCAGAAACGTTGGTGTTTACACCACCGATCAGGTAATGATGGAGCGCACCAATGACGTTATCTGGCGTCCGATGCCTTACATCGGCACCTCTATCGATGCCGCTCCCGGTGTAGATATTGCTGCTGACCACCAAAACTTCACTCAGTTGGCAGTGCCTTCTACCATTGGCTTCAGCAAAGCAGTACCGTTCACAATGAACGCTCTGGAATTGCGCGATGCCTTGCAAGAAGACCGACTCGGTGCGGCTGCTAAGAACAAGCTTGCCTCTGACATCAACGTAGCAATTATGAATGTTGCTGCTTTGCAGGGCACGTTGGTTGTTAAGCGGACTGCTGCTGCCTCTGGCTATGATGACGTTGCACAAGCTGACGCGATCATGAACGAGCAGGGTGTGCCCGACTACGAGCGGACTTTGGCTTTGTCTAGCCGTGACTACAACGGTATGGCAAACGATCTGTCTAAGGCTTCACGATCTTTCGGCAACGAAAAGTCTGACTCAGCCTATGAGCGCAGCCGTGTTGGCATGGTAGCTGGCTTTGATACGTTGAAGCTTGACTACGCTAACCGAATCACTGCTGCTGCTGGCGGTGGTGCGATCACTATCGACACGCAAAATGCTGCTACGAACTACCTCGTTCCTGCTGCAACTAGCAACGCGGTTGGTGGTCAGATTAACGTCGATAACCGATACCAGACTGTAACTGTCTCTAGCACTACTAACGTAGCCGCTGGTGACTGTTTCACAATCGCTGGTGTTGAAGCCGTTCATCACATCACTAAGCAGTCTACTGGTCAGTTGAAGACGTTCCGAGTTATCTCGGTAACCAACGGCACGACTATGGTGATCTCACCCGGGATCATCTCAAACCAAGTAGTATCTGATGCCTCGGCTCAGTACCAAAACTGTATCGTTACTCCAGCGGCTGCTGCGGCGATTGTGTTCTTGAACACGACCACTGCCTACGCAAACCCGTTCTGGCAGCGTGACGCTTTGGAACTGCTCCCCGGACGGTACGCTGTACCCTCTGACGCAGGCACTGCGGTAATGCGCGGAACCACTGATAACGGCATTGAGCTGGTTATGCAGAAGTTCTACGACATCAACACGATGACCACCAAGTATCGGTGCGACACGTTGTTCGGTGTAGTGAACAAGCAGCCAGAAATGTCTGGAATCATGTTGTTCGGACAGGTGTAAAAAATGGCGGGGGGCTTCGGCCCCTCGTTTCTTTTTAGGAGCGTGATATGCCGTTGAAAAAGGGTTATTCTAAGGGCACCATCTCAAAGAACATTAAGACCGAGATGAAGTCAGGCAGGCCGCAGAAGCAGGCCATTGCCATTGCACTGAGCACCGCTAGGACCGCTAAAAAGAAGGCAAAGAAGAAATAATGTTTGAACCTAAACTGGTATACAAGTCCCCCGGAAGTCAGTACGGACCGGAAGGCAAAACATATTCATGGGCTGGCGTCAAGACTCAAGAGGAGTTGGACGGCAAGCTCGCAGACGGTTGGCACCTAACGCTAGGTGAGGCCATTGCACCCAAGGAAGCGCCAAAGCAAACAGAGATCCCGTCAGATGACTCAGCACCTACCCGCTCAGAGCTTGAAGAGAAGGCCGGTCAGTTGGGCTTAAAGTTTGACGGAAGAACCTCAGACAGTAAGCTGGGCCAAAGAATCATTGACGCACTAGGACAACAAGATGGGATGGACGAAACGTCAGTACATTGAGCAAGCCTTCGAAGAGGTTGGTTTAGCAGCATACGTCTTTGACTTGACCCCAGAGCAGCTTCAGAGTGCGCTCAGAAAGCTTGACGCCATGATGGCCGAGTGGAACGCCAAAGGGTTACGACTTGGCTATCCTTTGCCGTCATCACCGCAGGACAGCAGGCTCGATGAGCAGACCTACGTTCCAGATCTGGCAAACGAGGCCATTTAAACCAATCTAGGTATTAGGATCGCGCCGTCATTTGGTAAGGGCATCATGCCTGACACCAAGGGCATCGCTAAGATGGCGTATAATACGGTCGTTCAGGCGTTTGCGGGACCGATTCCCCAGCAGCTGCCACGGACTATGCCTCTGGGCGCAGGCAACAAGCCTTGGCGACGATATGACGATCCGTTTGTACCACAACCCGTTGACCCTGTGCTTGCAGGCGATGACGGCGTATTGATTTACAACTAGGAGGCTAAGATGCCCACGATTAACCAACTGCCAACGATTACGACCCTATCCGGTGGTGATCAGTTACCAGTTTACGCGACAAGCAACGGTGACGCTCGCAAGGCTTCCATTACGACTCTGGTTGATTACTTTCAGAAGACCTTTGCCGACCCAAATTACACGGTAGTAATTAATGCGCCGACCAACTCGGGCTTTAACATTGCGCTGGCTGCGTCATCTCAATCGATCTGGCTAATCATGAACCCAACTGGCACGTTTGCTGCGGGTTCGGTGACACTGCCTCCGGTAGCTGACTGCTACGATGGTCAAGAGATCATCATGATATCAACCCAGACCATTAGCGCGCTGACGATCAACGGCAATGGCGGGACGTTGGTGGGTGTTCCTGCCTCCTTGGGGGCGGGTAGCTCATTCACGATTCGGTTCAATGAACTACAGTCAACGTGGTACACCATCGTAAACAGCC